CATACGGTTTGCATTCAATGAACTTGACCTTGCGTGCTGCAATGTGCACATTGTTGAAGGGGAAGTGTTGCCCAGACCATGAGTGTTTGACTTCTACTTCAACCCCACATTGGTAGCCGTTGCAATCGCCCACAAGGTCTATGCCGTACTGGTCTCTGTTCACTACAAGGTCGAAACGTGCCCATGTTTGGGCTTCTAAAAATCTGATGACGTCATGTTTGCAATTGTCATCAGCGTCATACTGCTCCAAGCAGAACGGTTTGTTACTCATTGGGCTTCCCTCCCTAGTCGTGCTGCGATGAGGTCTAACTGGTTTGGTCGCCACACATAATGTTCTATGCCTGACGCCAGTAGAGCCTCGCCCCACATGATTTGATCACGTGAGAGGCGTCCAGTGGTGGATTTGAGTTCGGCCATGATGAAACCCCTAGTCCTGTGCACCATGCAGAGGTCGGGGAATCCTTTTCCGTCTGACTTAAAGACACCGGGTCTTACTTGGTGTGGGGAGGCGTGGAAGATGAGCCAGCCGTTCATCTTGGCTATCTGTTCGACTTTGTCTTGGAATAGGCGTTCGGAGGCGTCACCCATTGGAGGCACGGCGCAGCTGGCTTTCTAGGGTTCGATTGATTTGCATGAGTCTTTTGCATTCCTCAGACAGAATGCTGAGTTGTTTTGCCATGTTGCCTACACAGTCACAGTCAGGGTCATAGTTAGTTGTGGCTGTGCAATCTGGGTAATGCCAGGCACCGTTGAGGCCGTAGGGCATCATTTCTTGCTTGCCTGTCCAAGTAGAAGTCCAGTCATGAACACGCTGAACACCATGATGACCAAAGAGAGAAAGTCAGTCATTGTCAACCTTCCACAGTGCTGACAGTTGTTTGGTTAGTACGTCAAGGCGAGCCTCAAGCAGCTCGACTTTGCGTAGTAGTTCGTTGCGTTCGTTGATGACATCTGCTAGGTGATCACGCAAAGTTCCGTTGTCGCTCAAAATGGCTCCTCTTCAGGCAATGGGATTTCTTCAGGCTCATTGTTTTTTAGGGCTTCAATGGCCTTGCTGATTTTGAACTTGTCCCAAGATGCCAGGTCTAATGGTGGCAACTTGCCTGCCTCCTTCAGCAATTTTTTATAGAGCCACACCTGCTTATCGCTTGGTGCGTTCGCAGGTCGCTCTGTAGTGACACCGTCGGCGCTGGTTGTCGTGATGCGCTGCACCTTGGTCATCTCTTCACGGCTTGGGCGTTTGTTTAGGTCTGAGCCTGCATACCCGGCGTTAGCCAAAGCACGGCCTACCGAACCTGTCTCACAGTTTTCAAGATGCGACGCTTTGTTTATGTGGCCTTCCCCACGAATTTCTTCTGCCCAGCCTGTTGCGATGAGTGTGTCATTTTCGTAAAGCGATGCTGAAAACACACACTTGTCGTTGAGGTAATGCACTAGATCGGTGATGACTTTTGGTTGTACGCCACGGATGTGGCAGTCCTTGAGCCACCTGTCCAGACGCTGGGCTACTGGTTCATAGTCGGATAGGTCAAATGCCATTGGAGTAGAGCCTTTCTAAACGGTCACATTCTTTTTCAAGTTCTCTAATTGTTTTCATCATGCTTTGTGCTGCGTGTTCCAGTCTGGCAACTGTTTCTTTGCAGGCTGTGATGTTGTCAAGCAACTCACACTGGCGACAATCCCTAGTAGGGAAGCCGGGCTTTTCTTTGCCTAGGTAGCACTCTGAATGGTGATAGTTAGTTGGCATCTGTACGGCTCGCAATCATAATTTGAATTGCAAAAGGCAACATTTGAATTGTGCATTCGTCCAATGGCAAAAAGTTTTCATTCCACATTGAACGAAAATCTTGAGCCATTTCGCAAGCCAAAACAATTGCGTCGTGCGCAGTTCTTTTTTCAAAAGTGCTGAGAGTTGTTTTATAATGTTCAAAGCCCATCAGATAAGTCCTTTTGCGTGTAGGTCTGATGCCTGCTTTGCAGCGTCAAGAATGATCTGAGCAAGTGCGTTCGGGTCGTCCTTTTTGGCAATGCTGAGTTTGCCTATTGCATACTCGACGGCTTGACGTTCTTCGAAACGCATTTGCATTTCTAACTTGACGGCCAAGTGACCCAAGATTTGTAGTGCTTCTGAATGTGTCATTGTTTCCCTCTTTGACTTTTGCGCTATTTGCAGCGCCTCTTCTTTATAACAAATGGGTGGTTGGATTTGCAAAGTTGGTCGTTCAGGCCGTTGCAGTTGTTTTTGATTGCACCCCAACCGTAAAGACCAGCCGGTGCTCTGTACCTACCACCCTCGGTGTGACCCTTAAAAGCAATCCTGTCCACCACTCTTGCTTGCTGAGCAAAGGTCAATAGGTGCGCTTTACGGTCTGGAGTATTTGACCAGTTGTTCCACGTTTGCCTGTAGATACCAAACGCCGAAACATACGATCTAGTTGAGTGTTGTGTGTTGTTGCCTGTTTCGCATCGGGCTAGGTCGATGTACCACGATTTGGGCATGGGGTGGTTCCATGGTTCTTTTGCAGCTGCTGGTGCTGGTGCGAGTAGGGCGATGAGTAGCGTGAAAGCCATAATGAATTTTGTCAACCTTCAAAATCTTTGTTTGGTAATCCCCAAGTTCCCCGATGGTGCCGGGTGGCCTATGGCCTGAACTATCAGATTTGGGTTTGGTCAAGTATTACCCATTTATGTGGCTAGGTGGCGAATGCGACCCTAGGCGTAGGAGGGAAACACGCCACGCCTAGAGCCTGTCAGAGTTGGCTATGCCTTGTCTGAGTTGGGTTTTGGCAACGCTCGCCATGCTGCTTCGAGCGCTTTAGCGTCTTTTGCCAAGTCCATTTCAAGTTCAAAGTGGAGCCATGCGCCCCCGATTGAACCTGCGTTGTCGGTTGCTGTAAAGATTTTGACGCCTTTTTGTCCTTCGCCTCTAGAACAGCGATAACCACGGCCGTAGTCCCCGAATGCGTAATCGTGCAGTTCGCACAGTCCTAGGGCTTCTGAGTGCTCAATCAGCCAATCCCACAGTTCTTTAGCCTGTGCTCTGCCTGCTCTGGTCTTGGGATACCCCACGTCGCCTGCGACTCCCAGCGAATGCGTGCTGAGGGTTTTGCCTCCACGGATGTTGCGAACCACCCAAGTGCCCAGATTGGTGAATGATGGGTAGCGCCGTTTGCATAGATCAACGAACTTTTCGGTGCCTGCGAGTTTGCCTGTGCCTGGTTCGGTCACGGGGTAGTAGGGGTATTTACGAGGCACGACCAAATGCCTTGTCTGCTGGGTTGAAGTATCGCATCGCTGTTGGGATGGCTGCAGCCCATACTGCGTTGAGCGTCGCTGTGGGGCTTTGTGTTGCTGTGTATGTAGCGACAGCACTGGCGAGCAGTGAGCGTCCGTAGGAGGCTAGGAGAGCCTTCTGTGAGGGTGTGAGGTTGAGGGTCATTCTGTGTCCTTTGGTGGTTGTTTGGCTGGGGCCTTCAAGCCGTTCGATGCGAGCAAGGATGAGAGGGCCCCTGAGAGAAAGAGCATCATTGGACTGAGGAGCGCCCACGCAGATTTGTCATTTTCTGAGACCTCTAGAGGCTGTACCACGAATAAAAGTCCGAACAGCAGAGCCCCTGTGGATGCCAGAAATGTGATTGACAATGTGATGCCAACGATCAAAATTAGTCGGGCTTTGATTTCGTCGTTTGTGTATCGCCTTCTAGCCACAGCGACCACCACCAACTTGGATTGTGGTCACAACTCCGGGTGCTTTGTTTTTGATGCGTTCGCAGTTCACTCTTGCACGGTCTGAGCAGCTACTCAGCGATAGGCAGGTCAGAAGGCTGAGGCAGAGCAGCGATTTCTTCATCGGTGAGTTCTCTTTCTATTGTTTCGCCTGTAATAGCATCGTGGAATGTTCCTTTTGGTTTTGTCATGGTTATGCCTTTCGGTATCCGTACACAGTGATAGTTCCACCAGTAATTGTCGAGCCAACAGGGTTAATGGTGAATCCCGTGTATGAAGTTGCCACTGCATGAATGCCCTGTGTCCATGTCGCTTGTGTTGTTTGTAGTGACCCAACAGCGTTCATTTGTGTGTATTGCGCCAAAAAAGGGTTTTGCAAATCAATGATGAATCCTGTGGATTGTGTGTTTCCACCGGCAATGTATTGCCATGTAGCACCGTTATTTGTTGAGGCCGTTCCTGATGCTCCAGTGGAGTAGGTAACAAAGTTCAGCCCTTCGTAGTATCCAGCGACTGAAGCTCCTAGCACCATTGCAAAACGCTGGTTTGCTGATTGAGTACCACCTGAATAAATAATTCGGTAGTTGTCGTATGTTGTGCTGAAGCAGTTAGAAACAGCAACTGTAGAAACAGCAGTCCCCACTGTGGTGGCACTTACATAAGTCATTGCAGAGTTGGCTAGGTAGGTGTTTGTGTCGCTTGCTGTGAGAACCTCACCAGTAGTAAAAGTCTTTATAGCCATGTTTAGTATCCTAACTTGTTGTAATCGAGCGTGCCGAAAATCGTGTTATTCAGTATCAGGTAGTTATTCAAATCCTGCCCAGAAAGGTAATACGTGTACCGGCTTGACTCAGGCGTAGCTGTAACAGTGACACCCTCAATAATTGAATAATAGGTAGTGCCACGAAAAACCACACTCACACGAGAGCCAACCAAATACGCAAACAAAGCGACCCCCATACGATCAAGTTTGAAAGAGCTTTGAGCCTCAGCCAAACAAGAAACACTGGTCAAAGCAAACTTTTGTGTGCCGTACTGACTCAACAGAAAGTTGGCCTGGTCTAAAGCTTGACCAGTTGAAGCAGACAAAGTGTTTACCGTGTAAGTACGGTAAGGCACTGTGGCCCCTGCCTTAGTCACTGTTTGCGTGCTAAAACTTTCAGAATCAACACTGACCTGAGTGTAAAAGTTGTCTGAATAGGCGCTGAAGTTTGCCTGGTCATACACCTGATTAGTGGCGTTGTTGGCTGTGTCTGAAAAAGCCACTGTGCAGGTAGATGAGTTGTATGGACCTTTTATTTCAATGCTGTCCACATTTACCGAGTCCACCAGGCGACCATTTATAGTGACCATCACTGAGTTGAGCCAATCACCCCAGGTCGAGTTCAATGTTGTCGCTGCCATGTTCGGGGAAAAACTACTGATAACGCTTATGTCAGTCTGGGCAAACATTGCAAGTAGTTGATTGTCTACAGTGTTTGCACTCATTGCGTAGCCTTGCCCTGCCATGCGTGAAGCTGTAGCAAAAAAGCCCTCAACCATAATGTCGAGATAGTCAGCATTGCCTACGCCACCGGCATACGGTATTCCATAGCTGGCGCTTACATCTTTGATTTGACCGTAGTAAGCAGCGTATGTAGGGTCTGTTGTTGGCGTGTCAATCTTTATGTATGTGCCTGGCACTAAGGCTGTAATAGGGCTGGCATAACCTGTTGGGTATCGCAAAGTAATGCCAGCACTTGATGCGTTGTATTGGTCAAGCATTCTTTGACGGCCTGTATTGATCGTAATGTTTTGCACATTACTGATTGCTGTCCACGTGGAGCCGTTTGTTGAATAGTAAGCCTTGTATAGCAGAGGCATTAGTAGGCGTTACTTATCTTGATAGGGACAGAGCCGTTCTGCCTCATGTAGGTACGCAACGCTGCCACCACTGCGTTAGGGTCGCCACCGTTGACCTGAATAGTGACGTTTGTGTCACCCATGCCAGCGCCAGCGTTACGGCCAGTCAACGGAATCACAGCCTCTGGGCCTGCCTCACCAATCATGGCCAGGGTCGGGCTGGTGACAATGCCACCATTAGCCAACATTGGAATGTCAGGCATAGCGAAGCCTTTGCCACCGATAACTGGCACCCACGACGGCACAGTGAAAGAGAACTTGCCGATGGTGTTGTTCCAGACAGAAGCGATGCCGTTGAAAATGGTTTTGAATACTGTGAGCATGAGGTTGAACTGAGGAATGACCACATTACTAATCCACCATTTGATTGCGCCAAATACGCCATCAACTATTTCTCGGAAACCTTCAAACTTTTTGTAGGCAATGGCAAGACCAGCAATGAGCGCAATGACGCCAATAACGATTAGCCCAATTGGGTTCAGTGCCATAGCAATGTTTATAGCCACAATGGACGCTGCTATTGCTGCTAACGCTCCAGCGATGATCATAAATGTTTGTGGGTTGTCTTGTGCCCATGTTGCAAACTTCTGCAGGTACGGCAACAACTTTTCAACGGCTGGCAACAACGCTGCACCAATAGATTCTTTTGTTTCGTCAAAACCAAGTTTCAGTCGAGCAAACTTTCCTGCTGTTGTTTCGGCTGCATTTGCAGCTGCGCCTCCAGTGGTCTGAGCAAGTGCAAACATGACGTCTTCAAACGATGCGCCGTCCTTGATCATCTGACGGTATTCAGGAGCAAGTTTGCCTAGGGCTGCAAGGTTGCCACCATAGGCTTTTTCCAGCGCCCCTACGACGGTCTCCAGTGGCTTGCCGGTGGCTGCAGCGATGTCCATGGCTTGAGTTGCCAACTCTTGCGCCGTAGTAACTGAACCAGTTGCCCTGGCAAGCCGATTTAGAGTCGGCCTCAATTGGTCGTCTGAAATTCCGAGCAGTTGACCTTGCGCCGTTATCCAGTTTTCGACGCTGGCAATCTGTGCATCGTTTGCGCCAGTGGTCTTTTTTAGGCTGTTAGCGAGCAGGTCTTGGGCTGCTGCGTCTTCAATAGCGCCTGATACTGCGTCGCCAAGAACAACGGCTAGACCAGCCAAGGCTGCAGCTGCAGGAACGGCTGCCTTCTTGATAGCAAACTGCGCTTTCTTGCCTGCGCCTTCAAGGTTCTTGAATTCGTTGATTGCCTTGGATACGCCTCCACCGTCAAAGGTTGAGATGATGGGGATTGCTAAAGCCATTAGTTCAGTTCTTTCTGGACACGCTGAATGGCATCCATTGAGAGGCGCTGTAAGCCTCTTTCAATCTCGCCACGCTTCCGATACACAGCAGGCCCAAGAACTCTCGTCTGGTTGGGTCTGAGTGGCCCTAGAGAGTCTCCTAGTGTGTTGGGGTTGCTACGCCCTGCAGCCTCGAACACTGCAGCACCCACGTTTGTTTGCGTGATGTAAAGCAGGCTGACGGCTTCCCTTGCAGCGTCCACTTTCAACTTGACTCCAGACTGTGCCTTAGCCACAGAGAATGGAAAGATTTTGCGTCCTGATTTGTCTGTCCAGTTGCGAGCCATGCCTGATAATGGAATTTTGGCGTAGCCCTTTTGGGCTTCTTGAATAGCAGGCTGGGCGATTTCGTTGGCGTTCTTTGTGAACTCTTTACGAAGCCCCGGTTCAACTTTGTTCAGCGAACGGATGGTTTCTTTCAGACCTGCTATCTCTATGGAGGCTGATGCTGTCATTTCCGTTGTGCTGCTTTCTGCTGGTTGTTCAGAATCTCAATGACTGTCGTTAGATCGTCAATCTCGAATTCTATTTGTGGGGGGTAAAACCCTGTCGCAACAAGTACCTCTGCTAAGGCTCTTCGGTAACTGTTGCTTCGGTGGCTTTTGGGTCTTCTTGACCAACTACTTCAACGGCATTGACTTTCTTGATGTATTCGTCAAATGAAACTGGCACTGGAATGTTTTGCTGTTTGCAGCATTCATAAGCCATGAACGCAAGGTCTTCAATGCCGATGCCGTTAGCCAGCGTCGATGCTTTTTGTTTGAACTTGCGTTCCCAAGCGACAATGACAAACAAGTTTGTTTCTAGTTCGTATGGTTCGCCTTCGTTGGGCGTGATGCGCAGTTGGATTTTCATTGTTTCCCTCGTTCCTTAGATCAGGTGGTGATGTCTCGTACCCATGTGCCACCAGTGAAGGAGGCCGTGACGGTTGCGAGTTCTCCAACTGTTGAGTTGATCGGTGTGAAGTTTGCCAGCATTGCGTTTGTAATGACGTACTCAGGGTTAGACGCTGATTCTGTTGTTCCAGATGGGCTGATGGTGAGTGTCGTTGTACCAAGACCCACCATCGCTGCAAGTGCCGTTTCAACCTCTGAGGTTGCGCCTGTGCCACCGTAAGACAAGAAGAAGTCGATTGAGACGTCAACGGTCTGAAGGCCACCAACAAAACGATGGCCAGTGTCACCAAATGCTGTGGACTCAAGTGCGTCCTGACCGATGGTGATTGTGCAAGCGTTTGCTTGGTCACTCAAATCGTAAGTTGTTGCGCCCTGCGTGATGTTGATCGTTGCATTGCTAAGGAATGTTG